GGGAAGGGGGCATTTGGAATATGATTTATAAAAAAGCTATTGTATGTACAGATGGACAATCCTTAGCCAAAGAGGATAAAAAAAGTATTGATGATTTTATCAAATATAGAAAATTGAGGGCGCAAGGATTAACCAAAAAAGAAATAAAAGCAAAGATGATGTCGCAAAAGCAAGATTCTAAAAAATAAAATATGGATATTGAATTGACAAAAGAGGAACAAACAGTACTGTGGAGATACAGAAAACATTTGTTTAAAATAACTGGAATTTCCTATCATATAAGAGAAGTACTAAAAAGAATAATTTTAGAATGTAATCAAGAATTAGACATCATAGAAAACGATTTAAGGGCAGAGGAAGGAGGTGAAAAGTAATGCAAAACATATTAGGAGGGCAAACATTTGAAGGCCCAATACAAACTCAACAAGATCTTGATAACGTAAGAACGATGGAGGATTTGATTAAAAAGCATGTTGAGTCTATTGGAAGGATGAAGGAGGAATTAAAAGCTATCAGAGAACAATTTGAAGACAGCTATAACAATAATCCAACTTATAGAGAGGCATCGGAGAAAGCAAAGGAACATTCAAAGAGTAAGGCACAGATCAAAGCTGAGATATTGAAGCAACCATCTGTGACACAGTTAAATCAAAAAATGAAGGATTTGCGTTTCGATGTCAGGGAACAGCAACGAACATTGTCAGAATTGTTGATTAATTATCGTCAAGTGACCGGGGCAACCCAGCTAGAGTTATTTAATGGCGTTATCGGAGACATTGTTCTCTCTGCAAAAATAACCAAAGGGGTTAGGGGTTAGTCTAGGGTTGGTTTGGTAGTGGCAGCAATGTCACTACCAAAAAATAAAACATGAATTTAGAAAATACAGACAATATAAAATTAAAACAGGCAATTGCGAGGGCGGCAGCAAAGCAGCCCTATAAACCAAACAGGCTTGATGATATTCTTAATCCCGGCCGGCCGGCAAGATATTCTAGTGCTTTACCTATTCCAACAGAAGACGATGAGTGTATGCTGCTTGCTCCTTATTTAGAGCTATTACAAAATCAAGGAAAAATAGTTTTATATACCCATATTCCAAACGAGACATACACAACATCCATGAAACAAAAGACAAGGAATAAGAAGATGGGTGTAACTCGTGGTTTTCCTGATTACATAATACTTACTAAAAGCAAGGGAATTGCAATTGAAATGAAGAGGTCAAAAGGAGGACATCTCTCAGTAGAGCAAGCGCAATGGATTGAGGGTTTGAAAGCGGTCGGAATGATAGGTGCTGTTTGTTGGGGATTTGATGAGGCGAGGGAATTTATTGAAAATAATATATGAGTTTAAAATATCTAGATGACATATTTCTTAAACCAGAAGAACACCGTGAAGAATTAGATCAACTAACGGCAATTTGCAAATTTATAGCTAGAAGATCTATTTTCCGGTCTGTAGATATAATCATTAAAAGTTTTGATGATAGGAGGATTACACTTGGATGGAAAATATCAGAAGGAAGAAAATATTATGGCAATTGGGTATTCTTGCCTTTACCTATTAGTTTGGCGGATATAGTTGTAAACTTATATGACCTTATCCCTCAGATGAAAAAAAACAATTTTCATAAACATGAGCTTCTGGAGAGGATGCCATGAATAGTAAAACTGCTAAAATATTGCGTAAATTTGCGAAGATTGCACATCTTCCCTATACTAATATTAAGAATATTTTTCAGTCTCAGTCTAAACAACAACAAGAGGTACATCTTTTGTTGATGAAAGAGAAGATTGCAAAATATAAAGAGTTACAAGTTGAGGTTAATCAAAAACTTGGGAAAGGGGGTGATAAATAAATGTCAGCACAAATTCTATGTGATAAATGTAAGATGGTGGTTCCCGAAGGACAACCGAGAGCGGTATTTTATACCAAGGTTAATCCTACGGAAGAGGAGATGAAAAAAGGAGAGTATGAGAAATGGCAGCATATTGATTTATGCGCTTCATGCCTAAGTCTCTTTAATTCATTTTTGGCAATTGTGCCACAATCGCCGGTGCCTCCAGCACCACAAGTGGCGGCTAATCCTGTTTCCGGGCAACAGCAAACAAATGGTAATGTTGCGTCGCAGCCAGTTAATGCGACACAACAACCAGTCAATCAAGCGCCTGTTCAACAATAGTTTGATTGTAGTTTTTGGGTAAGGGAGGAGGGTCATTCATCAATCTTCCCTTACGCAAAGGTTATTATCCTATATATGTACGATCCTAAAAAAACAGCACTAATAAATAGTATTCCAAAAATGGTCGAAGATGGACGAAGTTTAAGGCAAGCGATAAAAGACGCCGGCTACTCTCAAGCCATAGCCGACCACCCCAAACGCATTACCGATAGTAAATGGTTTAAGACTGCCATTCGTGATTATGAAGAGGAATCCAATATTATAAAAGAAGAGAAGCGAGCTTACCAAATTGACCACATGATTTTTCCTCTCATGTTGAGTGATGATGAGATAGCTGAGATTGTGGAAGGCGTGACTGGCAACAAGGTTAAGAAGATTAGGCATGGTGAGACGCAGACTCATGTTTGGTTTTATACTCCAGACCATGAGGCAAGGCAGAAAATACTTGATAAGATATGGAAACTGACAGGGGAGTATGCTCCAACAAAAACTCAACAGGTTAACTCATATGATGAGATGACAGATGATGAATTGGCAGAGGAGCGTAAAAAATTAGAGAGAGAGAAGGAAGAAAGGAGGCGATTGTTGCGTGGCGAATAATCATATTGAAGTAGAAAATAAAAGAGTTGCTAGTCAAATAGTAAAGAAATATGTTGTATTTTTTGCAAATGAGAACACACCAGAAGGGACAGAAGAATATGTTATCGTTAATTCTAAAGAGGAGGCATCTGAGAAGGTCTATCAGTTAATTCAATCCGGGTGCAGAAAATTTGGTGTATTTGTGCAAGTACCATACAAAATACAGTTATGATGGGAGGTATCAATGATTCCTGCTAATTTTCATTCACTAAGCATTGAGGAGAGAGATAGAATACTAACTCTTCAAGAGCTGCAAAGGGGGAGGCATGAGCTTTATAGGGAATACAGTCCGAATGGCAAGTGTGCTCGCTTTATCCAGATGATAGGGGAGAATAGATTTTTTATTAATCTCTTCATTGCCGCTAATGGTGTGGGGAAGACTGCCGTTCTTTCCAATATCCTTGCAAATATCTGCTTTCCTCCTGTTAAGTGGTTTAATTATCCTCTTTATCATAACTTTCCATATTTGCCACAAGGGCGTATTGTATCTGATACCACGACAATAACTAAGCAGATTGTGCCGGAATTACACAAATGGTTTCCTGCCGGACAGTATGAGGCGAAGCGGGCAGACAAACACTTTGATTCTGCTTGGATGACGAAGGGGAGAGGGAAGCCTCGGTTTACTTTTGATATTATGACGTATGAGCAGGATGTTAAACAGTTTGAGTCGGTGTCTCTTGGCTTTGCTGTGTTTGACGAGCCACCACCGCAGGACATATGGAAAGCTACTATCTCTCGTATGAGAAGAGGAGGGATAGTTATTTGCGGCTTTACTCCACTTGATGGATCGGCCTTTTTCTACGATAATTATGTGATGTCACCGGATGCGGTGAGGTTTTGATATTATGTTCAGAAGATATTACAGGGGAAGACCCATGACAAATTTAGAATTTGTTGCCAATTTAGTTTGGGTGGCGTTGATTGTGAGTGCAATATATTTTTTATCAACTTATTTTGAAGGGAGGTGAGAAAGATGAGCGAACAAACAGAAGAAAAAGCAGAGGAAAAAAAGGAAGAGCTACCACAATTTCCAAGATATAAAAGCATCAAAGAGGTTTGGGCTTTGAAGATCAAGGCTATTGATGGCTTGAAGATTACACCAGAAGAAGAGGGCTATGCCCCTTTTGATGTAGACGAAGCCTACATGGAAAAGCACAAGCCAGAAGTTGGAGGATATTATGTTGTCTACAAGGACGGCTATAAATCATGGTCTCCAGCAAAAGCATTTGAAGAAGGTTACTACTTAATTAAGTAGCTTCTTGCCGGTAGCCCTTCAAGGAGGGCGGCCGGGATGGATACTGCCCAAATTCAACGATCAATTGGTTTAATCGAAGCGGATATTGAAGAGAACTGTGTAGAGCATGGTGTTAACGGTATTCTCAAACATAAAGACATCCTCAATATGATTGCAGAGTATGACGAGGATGATAAACAAGCTCGTATCTTCGGCAAGTTCCAACATCTCACCGGACTTGTTTATAAGTCCTATACTCCTATTGTCCATGAGATTGAGCCTTTTGATCTTAAAATGGAGGATTGGGTTGTGGCTCAGGCTTTTGATATTCATCCTCGTACCAATGATGCGATTCAATGGATGGCAGTTGACCGGCAGGGGAGGCATGTCATATGTAATGAGCTATGGGTGTCGTATGAGGGAACTGATACGTTGGCAGCTCACATCAAAGAGATTGATAAGCAATACCGGATGGTGAAGCATCTCCTCGATCCTTCTGCATGGAACACAGATAAACATAATCCGGGGACTAATCTTTATTCAGAACTCTATAAGCGCGGACTTCAGTATGAGAAGGGGAGTAAGGAGCGCACTCTAGCAATTCGCAAGACTAAGGATGCTCTCAGCTACCTATATCAGAACGGGGTGTATTACAAGGTTCCTATTCTTTATGTGTTTAAGACTTGCCGGCGTACTATTTGGGAATTCACACACTGGAAGTGGGGGAACTGGTCGAGTAAGGCAGCCGAAGAGAATGATCCGAAGGCCAAGCCAATTGATAAAGACGATCACATGATGGAGAACACCGGCCGTTTACTTCTAGCCAATATCAGATGGACTGAGTATATCTCCCCGGATGTACTTCAACATGCCGAATACAAAAGGCAACAGGAGGCCGTAAATGATGACCCCTACAATTGACGAGATCTTATTTATACTATAATCTGTAATGTATGCCCGAAACCAAATACTACACTATTCCTCTCACAATGGAGGAGGCAGTATTGATCCGCACACTTCGCTCTCTACATCTTTATGCCACAGTTACAATTGTCAAAGCCGATGGAGGAATCCGGCGCGTGACAAAAGAAGAGACATATGACATGAAAACTCTTCAAGAGAAGTTTGGAATGCCAACAGAGCAAACTCAGGATAATGGACAGAAGGAAGAAAATAATATAGAGTAGAAATATGACTGATAATCTTATGTTTAAGGTTAGAACCTTCTATAATTTTAAGATTCTTCCTCCGATAGCAAGGATTGTTCATCCTTTTGATATTCACATAACTAGGACAGTGCTACAGCCAAACCGGGGACTGTACATTAAGAGATGTCTTGTTTGTAATAAATTCAAATAAATATGTACGAAGTTGCCCTGTCCCAAAACGATTATTCATACCAATATGACCCCAAGAAAACCAAGCTGTATGAGAGTGGGTTAAGTTCTCCTTACAAAAAGCTCATTGAACAAGTCAGATCTGAATATAACGAGGCATACAGTAACCAGATTGCCAAGATTCAGAAGCTACAACGCCGGCTCAAGGTCTACCAGAATCAGCGGAAGAGTGACGAGGTGGTAGGAGATAAGTTACTCTTTACCACAATGCAGACAGTTCTAGCCTCTCTTTATTCCGATAAGATGACTGTCATGTGGGAGCCAACAACAGAAGGAGACGATGAAGTAGCCGAAGCGCTAAATAATATAGCAAAGTACGATCACCGGAAGATGCACAAAGACATCTTTGATTACTTCTGGGGTTGGGATACATGCTTTTTCGGACATTCAATTGTTTATATGACCGACTTCGATCGCAAAAAGAAGATGCCGGTTGCAGATTTACAGAATCCTCTCTTGTTTTATCGTGACCCTCTCGCCGTTGCTATCAATGGCTACATATGGAATAACCGTAATGCTTGCCGCTACTTTGGCCGGTGGATCGAATTGACAAAGCCTGAAATGCAGAATAACCCCGAGTATGTTAATTTGCATCGTCTCAAAGATAACCGGCAGCAAACACAGGACATTAGCATCAATAGGCAAGCATACCAGAACATTCAAGGGTTAACTTCTACGTTCTCTTCTTCATTTGGTGACAATCAATCTTATCCGCTTCTTGAGTGGTGTACCCAATGGATTCCTCCGGGTGAGACACAGTTAAAGAAGGTTTTGGTTACTCTTGGTAATGATAGAGATTTGATTGTGCGATACCATGAGTTTAAGACACAAGGCAAGCCAGCGGAGCAATGGCCGGTTATTGACAGGCATATGTACCCGATGTCTCACGATTGGGATGGTACCTCAGTGGCCGATGTGTGCGAAGACGATCAACGACAGAGAGCAATACTCAAGAATTTGGGTATTAAGTCGGTCAAAGCAGACTTATACCCAATGTATGTGTATGACAAGAGTAAGGTAACAAACACTACTGATCTTAACTTTGGCTTCAATAAGTTTATTGGCTTAGATAGCCTCTCCATGCAGGATGTGAGGACGGCTCTCTCTCCTCTCCAAAAGTCTCAATTCAACATTGCAGTCTACAACTACCTAATGGAATCGCTTGGACAAGATGCAGAGAGGGCAAATGCTACTCCTCAAATGCAACAGGGTAGCATTAATAATAAGAGGAGGCTTGCAACTGAATTAAATCTTGTGGATCGCAATGTTGATACTCGCTATTCTCTCACTGCCCGGGTATGGGGATGGAGTGAATCTTTGTATTGGCGCCGGTGGTATGAGCAATACAAGGACGGCTTTGTCTCGTATATTGATGAGAAAGTTGTCAGAATTGATGGGGCTTATGGGGCTCAGTGGAGGAAATACACAAAAGAGAACCTTACCGGACAGGAAGACCCGGATGCTTACATTGTCTCGAAGACTGAGCGAGAGGCTAAGAAACTACAGGAGTCTCAGGAGTTTGTGCAGTATCTCACCTTTGTTGCACAGTTGCCAGATACAAATATCCGTTATGGAGTAAAGAAATTAGGAAGACTCATTAATCTCCCTAAAGATGAGTTGGAGAGGCTAATACCTCCAACAATTGATGAGCGCATTGCAGAGAAGGAGAACGATTTGCTTAGTAAGAATATAACTGTACTGGTAAATATTAATGATGACCATGTGGCACACAACGAGATCCACGCGAGGGCGGCCGATACTCCTGCTGCGTTCGCGCACAAAAAAGCCCATGATAAAGCAATGGAGATGTACAAAGAAAATCCAAGCAGCATGCCTCAATACGATCAAATGCAACAGCAAAAAGCCTCTCAACAACAACAATCGGCACAGGGAATAAATGGAGCTGCGTCCTCTGGAGGAGGACAGCAAGTGCCAGAGAGCATGAGTAGGGTAGGGGGATATCTTCAAAGAGATCAAGAAAAGAGGTTGGCTGGGATAAAAGACAGTCAAGGCAACTTGCCAAATAGCACTAGATAGGTATGAGTATGGATAAAAACAGGGTACGATCAGACATGTTTTCCACACCGGAAAAAATGAAGAAAGCAATTGTAGAGCTTCAGGGGTTACAGGTTGCCCCGGGCTGGGTATTGCTTGAAAAGATACTTAACGACTATATAGATACATGGGGCAATGCAATTCTTGATAGTGATAGACCGGAAAATGAGAAGCTGGATAGTAATGGATTAACTATAAAAAAACTTAAAGAAAAAAGAAAACTATTTCTAGCATTCAAGAATATGCCACAGGTTTATATAGATCAATTAAACAGAGCATTGAGTAATGATAGCGGAGAACCAGACGACGAGGTATATGAATAAGTCTTGACATTTATTCTAATATGTTAGTAATATAAATACATTGATTATGGACCCAAACTCAAATCCCTTCATAAATCCAAACACAACGCCACCCGTTAATGCTACTCCTCCTGTAACTCCACCGGCAACGCCACCCGTTAATGCTACTCCTCCTGTAACTCCACCGGCAACAGATGCCCTTAATTTAGATGATTTATTTAAAGCTGAAACACCTGTAACTCCACCGGCAACGCCACCCGTTAATGCTACTCCTCCTGTAACTCCACCGAATAATGCTCAAACAGATGCGGAAAAAGAGGCAGCAAGGATTAGTGCCGAAATGAATAAAAACTTTGAGGCAGCAAGTGGCAAAATTACAGATGCGGCAACTCAGGCAACAGCCCTTATAAATAAGCAAACAGAGATTCAGTCCTTCTTTGCTAAGCCAGAGAATGCGGCATTTGCTCCATACCAGAATGAGATAACAAGGGTTGCTACAGATCCACGTTTCTTGGGATGGAAACTTGATAGGGTAATAGGATTTACTCTTACTCCTGCAACAATGATGAAAATAGGTGCTAAGATGGCAACAGATGCAGCGAATAATGCTACAGCTAATTCTACAGGAGGCAATCAGAATACGGTAAAAGCAGGTGGTAACGGACAGGTGGATTTCAATAGCATGAGCAATGAGGACTTTGAGAGATATAGCAATGGGATTATTTCCGGTAGTGTCCAACCCTTATCAAAGCAGGTTTAAAATTACCTATTGACAGGGCTTGCGATAATATGCTAACCTATTTTTGAGATATTAGAAAAACTAACTCTCAGACCCAATAAGGGGCTGGGAGATTTTTTTTATGGATAATACAACTGCTCAAATCGCTTATAACTTAAACGCTTACTACGACCGCAATCTTTTGATGCGAGCTCTACCAAATCTTAACTACATGAGATTTGCACAAATGAGAGACATCCCAAATAATAATACAGATACAATCAAACTCCGCCGATATTTAGCTATGGCTCTTGCAACAGATCCTCTTATTGAGGGCATTACTCCACAAGGTCAGCAATTACAGTATGAGGTTATAACCACACAGGTTAAGCAATATGGTGCATACACAGTTGTTACCGAATGGGTAGACTGGACAGTTGAGGATTCAGTCCTCACAGAACTTGCTAAGATTCAAGGAGAGCAAGCAGGCCAAACTCTTGATGCTCTTATGGGTGCATATCTAGCAGCCGGCACCAATGTTTTATATGCAGGTTCCAATGTTGCCAGAGGAACAATCACCGCATCCGATAAGGTCACTGGATCTCTCTTCAAAAATGCAACCCAAATCCTTAAAAATCAAAAGGCTCAAAAAATTACTGAGATGGTTGAGCCAAGTCAAGGTTATGGTACAAAGTCGGTTTATCCTTCATTCATTGGCTTTGCTCACACTGACACCATCCGTGATGCCAAAGACGATCCTGAGTTTATTAAAGTCAAAGACTATGCTAATCCGGCCGCAGCGCTTCCAAATGAAGCTGGTTCATTTGATGAGGAGAGACTTTTGGAATCTACTCAAGCTGTAATCTTTGCAGGAGAAGGAGCTGCAGGGGCAAATGTGTACGCAACTGTTATCGTTGGAGCCAATTCTTATGGTTGTTCACGAATCGCTGGTAAGTCAATGGAGAATATCAGAAAGCCTTTTGGCTCAGGAGGTACAACGGATGCTCTTAATCAGAGAGGTACAACCGGCTGGAAAGCAAGTTGGGGAGGACTTAGACTTTATGAAGCTCACATTCTTAGAGTGGAGCATGGTACAAGTA